GAGATTGCTCGTTGAAGAAAGAAGTCTCTCGCGCGCAATATCTAGTGTATATTCTTCGCCTACTTCGTCCTTCCATCCGTGCTTACCGTAATGTAAGTCGGTAGGAGACATAACTACTGCGTATGGCTCTTCTGAGGAAGTCATCTTGTATGGCTTTACTTTACCTGCCTTTTCTTGGAGAAGTGACTTAAACTCAGCCGCCCATGTCTCCTGAATAAGTCTGTAATTATCGGCATCCTTTTCAATACTAGCCCAATACTTCTTATTGGCCTTTTCTAAGACCCTGTTCCTCTTTGATTCTACAATATCTTCTACTAGAGTCTCTACACTCTTCGTCTCTATCTCTTCATCGGTGTAAATATCCATAGCGTGTGTCCAACCACAGACTTTCACATAGTTATGGATGAAGGAAGTAGGAAGTCCAAATTTTCTACTCATCTCTTCAACGGTTGCGTTGCCCCCGTCCTTAGAGTAAGTCCTTTTCATGGCCCTGTGTGTGTCGCCCTCAATACAAACTAACTGTTTAGTATCCAAAGCCACACTCAAGTAAGTATCGCTATTCTCATCGTAATAGATATGCTTTAATTTATCTTTGAAACTAATAGCCTCATAATCCTCTTTCTTGTATAGGTCATCTAGTGAGCGCTTCGATTTCTTGGCCCAACGGTAAATGAGCGTGCGCCAACCATCTATTGTGCGTCTTGGCTCTAATTTGTGTAGATACTTTGCAAACTCGGTCTTACTCACAAAGGAGCGTTCTGCGGCAGTCTTCTCTATCAGGTCAATTCCACCCACATACCTTTCGGTAGTGGTGTCGTCTCCGTTCCCCATGAACAAGTGTTCAGGATTGAGTCTTATAAGCATTGGTATGTATTTAATTTGTTTGAGATTTCTATTGCCTCTAAACAAAATTATAGGCTCGCAGTATAACGGTTTTGTAATTTCTTCAATTCTTTCAATGGTATGTCCGGTATTCCCCCCTCTTTCTACTCTCAGACACCATTGAAGAAATTAAAGAAAAAGGAAGAAATAGAGTGGTATAGCGAATAATTTTGTTCAAAAACAGGAAAAAGTGTAAAAAGAATACACGAATGCTTATATGATGCTATCATCTCAAAGAAATTATGGCGGAGAGAACCCTATGGGATAGATTGCTCGGTAGAAATGTCGAGGCGGAGTTAGAAAAGCGAATTCCAACCAATAATACCTTCAAAGCAGTAGCGGGAATACCTGATATTGTGCGAGACACAGAAAAACTCAACAAGGACAGTAATTATGATAACGAATTCGATATGTATGACCTGATGCTAAAACTAGACCCCGAATTAAATGGCGCTGTTCGTGCAGTCTCCCTTACTGCTAACAATTTTGAGATTCAGTATGATAAGGCTAAGAATGCTCGCATACGCAATGGGATTAGAGAATTGGTAGAAGAGACGCTTGACTTTGACGATATTATGATTAACGCCATGCGTAATCTAATGGTCTATGGGAATGATATTAACAAGATTGTAGGGAAGCAGGGTGAAGGAATCACAGATTTGCAGAACCTACCCGTAGCACAAGTGAATATCGTAGATGAGCGGGGCGGTCTTGGGTCTTATTTCGTTGCATCGAAAGAAAACCCCATTATCAAGCCCGTCACATATATGCTACGAGAGGCTTCCAATTATGAAAAGGCAATTTCAGCAGATGAGGTTCTTCATTTCAAGGTTGATTACCGAAGCAATTGGTTCGTAGATAATAAGGGCCGAAGCACCTATGGTATTTGGGGCGCTTCTCGATTCTCAGCACTTAAGCAAGCGATACGCATGAAGTATAACTCGATGAATAACCGAGTAAGTCTTGAGGACTCAATGACTAAGCAGTATATCACCATAGACAAGTCTGCTATTGAGCATATCCAAGACCCTGCTGAGCAATACGACAGACTCAACACAATTATGAATGATGTTATTTCGCTCTTTGAAGGATTACGCGGAGACCAAATTCCCGTGCTTCCTCACTATGTAGAGATACACCATGTGGATTTGGAGAATGCACTACCAAACAGTAGTGATTTCTTAGACGCTATTAACGGAGATATAGCGGCTGTTCTCCAAGTGCCGAGAGTAGCCGCAGGTCAAGAGCGCGGTTCAACATTCGCCGCAACATACAACGCGAACCTTTGGGCTGTTCAGGCTATTAGTAGAATGCACAAGATTTTAGAGCAAGCCTGTGCAGAATTGTTTTCCATGCACCTTACTTTACTCGGCATAGAACATAGGAGAATAGACCTACCTAGAATTAAGTTTGATGCTATGGACAGCGAAACCCCACTCAACATTATGCAAAGGGCAGTCATGGGGTATGACGCAGGAATTCTTACACTTAACCAAGCGTTAGAATTAGTCAATATGCCGAAGGCGAAGAAAGAAGAGGGAGACGAAAGAAAAGACCTTAACCCGATAGCGCCACAGACGGGTGAATTGCCCGCAGAAAATTCACAAGAAGGCAAGCCTTCTGAACAAAAGGACTCAAAACAAGGGGATAATTGATAAATCAATCAGCGCGTTTATGAATCATGCGCAAGCCTGCCCCTAATGATTCACTAATGCTTATGTTCGGAACGGCGGTAGTATTGGCGTGGGTAGTGATAGCCGCGTCAGCCTCTTACTACTCTCTTGTTGAACAGCGAGATATTTCAGATTCTCAATTAACCGTAATAGGCCTTCTCGGTGGGCCTGCTCTTCTGATTATCACAAGCGTCCTTGATTTGTTTAAGGGTAAGGAGACTGCGAAAATTAACATTCTACCCGATGAATTGGCTTCCGAAGTAGCGGCTACTGAGGCACATAAGAGCCACACAAGATTGATGCAAGAATTAAGAATCAAGCACGAATTGGAGATGGAAGCGCTAAGACAAAAGCACGACCTTAAGATGGATGATTTCGTCACGACTTCGGGTGGTAAAAATTCTTCTGAATTGAAGACTATTCTACCGAAGAAGAAGAAAGACCGATAAATCACTCATTAGTTAAGGTAATCGTATGGCGCGGAATCGTAAATTACAGAACCGTATTGGAACGCAACATATTACGGATGAGGCGGAAGCCTCGATAGCCGCCCAAGCGACTATTACCGATGAGCAAATAGAAGATGTAGTCGGCGGTATGCTTGACGGCACAGAAACATTCATTGCAGTATCGTATGACGACACAGACGGTAATTTGGACTTTGTTGTTGCTACCAAAGATGAAGACAATATGGCTTCCAATTCTTCTACACATTTACCTACTCAGCAGTCTGTTAAGACCTATGTTGATGCAGAAGTGGCGGGCATCGTTGATTCAGCGCCCGCCGCACTCAATACTCTAAATGAATTGGCGGCGGCATTAGGAGATGACGCAAACTACGCTACTACCACTACTACCGCTCTAGGTAATAGGTTAAGAGTAGATACTGCTTCGCAAGGACTTTCAAGCACACAACAAAGCAACGCCCTCACTAATTTGGGTATAACTGCTAGTAAGGCTGAAATAAACATATTGGATAATGGGCTTTCAGCAGGCGATATTCCAAGCCTTGCTACATCTAAGATTACAAGCGGAACATTCTCGACAGCGTTTATTGCTGACGATGCTATTACCGCAGGAAAATTGGCTGTAAGTGGGAATGGTTCTACTGCTCAATTCCTTCGCTCAGACGGTGACGGTAGTTTTTCATGGGCCGTTCCCGTAGATACTACTTACTCAGTAGGTGATGGTGGTTTAACACAAAGAAATTTCACTTCTACGCTAAAGGATAAATTAGATAGCGTAGCCATGAATGCAAACAATTATTCTCTTTCTTCTGACCTACTAGATGAAGACAATATGGCTTCTAACTCGGCTACAAAGGTTGCTACTCAGCAATCTATCAAAGCGTATGTGGATGCAGAAGTCGCAGGTGTTGTTGATTCTGCCCCTTCCGCTCTTAACACATTAAATGAGTTAGCGGCGGCTCTTGGAGACGATGCTAATTACGCAACGACTACTTCTACTGCTTTGGGCAACAGACTTAGGGTTGATACTGCTTCACAGGGTCTTAATGGAACACAGCAGTCAAATGCGAGAACAAACTTAGGTTTGGGAACGGCGGCTACTTTATCCGGCACAGGTGCAGTAGCAAACGGTAATGCAGGTCTAGTCACGGGCGACACAGTATATGACTACATAGCGGCGCAGGGAACATTCGGTGGTTTAAGTGCTGTGGTAGGCGATACTACACCGGAATTAGGTGGAGACCTAGATGTGCAGGCTCGTAAGATTTACACTAGCACTTCAAATGGTGATATAACACTTGAACCCAAAGATAAGGTGATAGTGAAAACGGGAACATCAGGTAATGATGGTTATTTGCAGATTCTAGGTGATGGTAATAATGCTGATGCAAAATTAAGATTCACAAACGGCACTTATGGATGCAACATAATTCTAGTTAGAACACAACCAAATACTCTCAAAATTGAAGGTTCTTCTTCATTCAAATTCGATTGCCGCACTTCTACTTCGGGCATGACCTTCCCCGATGGAACGACTCAAAACACGGCGGCTACAAGCCTGACTCTTCTTGACGAAGATAATATGGCTACCAATAGCGCTACTGCCGCCGCTTCACAACAGTCAATAAAGGCGTATGTTGATGCTGAGGTTGCGGGTATTGTTGATTCTGCACCTTCGGCTTTGAATACTCTAAACGAGTTAGCCGCCGCTTTGGGTGATGATGCTAACTATGCCGCCACTACTACTACTGCTCTAGGACAAAAATTAGTCAAAGCAAGCAACCTGTCTGATTTGACTAACGCGGGAACAGCGAGAACAAACTTGGGCTTAGGGGCGGCGGCAGTAAAGGCTGTTGCTACTGATGGCGCAGGTGGTGTTGCTGACGGAGAAGCGGGGTTAGTCACAGGTAATGCAGTATATGATTATGTGGCCGCAAACGGTGGAGATAGTAATGCAGGGGCGGCAAATGGTTCAGCGTCCGCTCCCGCCTTTTCATTCTCAGGTGATAACGACACAGGTATGTATTACAAAAGCAACAACACATTAGGGTTCGCCACAGGCGGCACTTTCAGGATGAGTATTGATAACAACGGGCATCTTTTGGGATTAAACAATTTGCATATCGCAGGGTGGGGGTCTTACTCTTACCCCGCTATTACTATGGGGGGCGACACAGATACCGGAATAGGTGCAGATGGCGCTAACGGACTTTTCATAGGCACAGGTGGTAGCCCACGAGTGAAGATACAAGGAGATGTTGTAGATTTCGTGAATTCAAAGATTAAACTTGGTGGTTCATACGGTTCAGATGGGCAGGTTCTCACTTCCACAGGAAGTGGTGTTGCTTGGGAGAACGCAAGTGGGGGTATATCCGATATTGTAAGTGATACATCACCACAGTTAGGTGGTAATTTGGATACTCAAGGGTATTACATTCAAAGTAGCACTTCAAATAAAACGGTAATAAAACCCGGAGCGGGAAGCGGAAATCCTCAAGTTAGTATCGGAGATGATAGCAACAATCCCGGCATTTTGAGAGTAGGTAGTAATGGGGTGGATAACGCACTACCCCTTGCTGTTAGCGTCAAGAATTCATCTAACAGCGCACAACAGACCGCCGCGTATTTCTTAGCAGGTAATCAACACTCTTCCGCAAGGGCGGCAGGATTTGGGCCTAAGATAGAATTTAGGGCTTCTTCCGGCACAGCATATAGCGGCCAAG